CCGCAACAGCACACAGAACTGGACCCCCGGCGCCACCGTCAAGGTTGGCTTCCTCACGCTGCGAGTGGTCCGCGCCATCCCGACCCCTGGCGACTTCAAGCCCGACCTCTACATCCTCGAGTCGCTCAAGGGTGACAAGACCTATTCGTTCGTGCCGCACAACGGCCTCGAGCGCATCTACAACTAATCGATGCCACGGAGAACCACGATGACTGACATCAATTCCATCGACCTGAAGACCACGACGCTTCGCATCATCGGCCACGCCGAGAGCAGCAACGGCGGCGCACCAGTGCTCTGGGAACTGTCCCTGCGCGGTCAGATGCTGGGGCTGTACGCGAACCACGAGTCGGTTTGCAACGCCATGCTGCTGGCCGTCAGCAACGACGAGCACCTGTACGACATGGTCAATGAGCGCTGCGACATCCTGCGCCGCAAGGACGACTTCACCGCTGACCTGGTTGACCGCCAGATCGTGTCCCTGCACAAGGCCCGCATCTCGGAGCTGAACCTCCGCAACAAAGGTCTGCCCGAGCAGCTGGTCCAGTTCGAGAAGTTCGGCTTTCACTGGGAGACCAACGTGACCGAGGGCCAGTACTGCGAAGGCTCGTTCTACTGCGCCACTGACATCTACGGCAAGTGGGTGAACGCTGGCGAGATGCTCGAGATTAGCCAGCAGTTGTTCGAGGCGGTCTACGACGCCGCGGTGGAGGCCCTGTGAAAATCACTGTCGACCCCAGCACCCCCGTGGTGCAGCTGGTGCAGGGACTGGCCCGCTGTGGCCTGACCCTGAAGGCCGACGGAAAGGGTGGTCTGGTCATCTGCCAGGCTAACGAATACGTCCTCGACGGCAAGTTAGAGGGTGGGCACATCCCGTCCTTCCTGCGGTTTGACCCGGCTCCGGAGACCTACCGTGCAGACTTTTGATGACCTCGAGATTCTCTCTCTCATCTGGCTGTGCTTGGTGATGCTGATTGGGACGTTCGGCGCCATCTTGGTCGCCTTCATTCGAATCGTGTCGCCGCCCAGCCGCCGCCCCATGGCCACTTTCAAAAAAGGAAACCGCAATGTTCGTTGAACAACGCACCGACGAATGGCTTGCCGCCCGTGTCGGCCGCATCACTGCCAGCCGGTTCAAGGCTGTGCTGGCCCGTCTCAAGAACGGCCAGCCGGCGCAGGCCCGTCAGGACTACCTGATGGATCTGGTCTGCGAGCGCCTGACCGGGCAGCCAACGCACCACTTCGTTAACCAGGCAATGCAATGGGGCATTGACCAGGAAGAGTTCGGTCGCGAAGCCTACGAGGCACGGACTGGTCAGCTGGTGCAGCAGGCTGGGTTCATTGTCCCCGCTGACATCAAGGCAAGCGTGGGCGGCAGTCCGGACGGCCTGATTGGATTGGAAGGCACCGGCGGCTGCATCGAGATAAAGGCCCCGAACACTCGGACCCATGTCCAGACCATCCTCGACGGTATGCCAGACGAACACTTTGCTCAAGTGCAGGGCGTGATGTGGGTTGCCGGCCGCGAGTGGTGCGACTTCATCAGCTGGGACCCTCGGGTTCCCGGCGAGCACCAGCTCTACATCGAACGCATCGAGCGCGACGATGCCTTCATTGAAATGCTTAAGCGCGAAATCGAGGTCTTCGACCAAGAGGTCGAGGCCACCATCCAGAAGCTCTCGGAGTCCAACAAATGAATCTTGACCACGCTAATGCGCCGCTGTTTGCGGCCCTCGCCCTCGCCCAGGGCGAGATTGAGAACGCCACCAAGAACTCGGTGAACCCCCAGTTCTCCAAGTCCGGCAAGGCGTCCTTTGCCGACCTCGCCGAAATCCTGAACACGGTGCGCCCGACGTTCTCCCGCCACGGGATGGCCGTCGTCCAGTCCACTGCGGCCGAGCCGGGTGTGGTGTTTGTCACCACAGCAATTGTTCACAAGGACGGCGGCTACATCACCAGCACCGCCAGCTGCGTGCCGGCCAAGGCTGACGCCCAGGGGATTGGCGCTGCGACCACCTACCTGCGGCGCTACAGTCTGGCGGCCATGGCCGGTGTTTCTCAAGAGGACGACGACGGCAACTCTGCCGCCCACAACAAGCCGGTGGCCCAGCGCCGCTCGCCCGGTTTGCCGCTCCTGCTGTCGGCCATCACCGACGCCGGCACTGACGAGCAGCTCGAGCTGCTGCGCGAACAGATCCGGACGCTGGTCGGCACCGACCGTGCTGCCGCCATCGATGCTTTCACCAACCGCAAGGCCGCACTCACGGCCAAGGAGACGAACGAATGAACCTGATTACCATTGCCGGCCGACTGGGCCGGGACTGCGAACACAAGGTCCTTCCCTCGGGGAAGGAAGTCATCAACTTCGCCGTGGCCGTGGATATCGGTCGGGGCGACAACAAGACCACCTTGTGGGTGGACTGCGCTCTTTGGGGAGAGCGTGCTGCCAAGCTCCAGCCGTGGCTGGTCAAGGGGAAGTCGGTCACGCTGGCCGGCGACTTCAACCTGCGGACCTTTGAGAAGAAGGACGGGTCGGCTGGCGCCACCATCACCTGCGACGTGCAGCGCCTGACGCTACAGGGCGGCCGTGACACCGAGTATACCGAGGCCCCTGCGCCTCCCAAGCCTGCCATGACGCCGTCGACGTGGAGCGCTCCCAAGCAGTCCCGGCCAGCACCGCCAACTGAGCAGAGCCTCAACGATGAAATCCCGTTCTGAGTATCGGAAGGAACTGATCGAGGCCGCGGCAGATGCCGCGGTCCGTCTTCTGGACAGTGACCGGACCGGCGTCCGCTGGCCGTTCAACGCCACCCTGAACCTGCTGGAGCGGGCGTGGCTGGACGGGCACAAGACCGCATCGAAACCCAAACCCGAGGAGTTGCGCTAGTGGAAACAACAGATCTGTACCAGCTGCAGTCCGAGATTGAGGGACTGAGCATCGACAATGCTCTGTTGCGTGCGGAGAACATTCGGCTGCGGTGGGAGAACAAACCGAAAATCGAAGCGACGGCGGCCGGCGTGGAAACCGCCGAGCAGGAAGTGGCCCGGTTGCGTACCACCACCCAGCGGCTGCGCGACGAGCTGCTGTTCGTTGACCTGGCATTCACCCGATTGAAGGAAGACATCAAGGCGGTCGGACTGGATACCGAATCCATCCGCAAGGTGGCGGCCGCAATCCGGGGACAGATGGTATGACCCGCGATGAAATTGCACAGATGATGCAAGACAGCTCCGGTCTGCACTGGGGAGACGAGGCGCACTTTCAAAGGTTTGCCGCGCTAGTCACTGCTGCTGAGCGCGAGGCGTGTGCGCTGGTGGCTGAAACCTACGAGCCGTTGTGCGACACCTGCCCCAGTGGCGTTACCAATGCTATCCGGGCGAGGGGTAAGGCGTGAAGATCTGCACTCGATGCCTGGCTGAGAAACCGCCAGACTTTTTTGCGTGGAACGGCCGTGGCGGCAGGCGTCCTGTCTGCCGGGTCTGCACCTATGCCGCGAAGGCGCAGACGGAAAGCACCAAGGTCCAGTGCGGAAAGCGGCTGGCGTACAAGCAGGTGCAGAACGCGCACAAGATACCGCTGCGGCATTCGCGTGACGGGACGGCCTGCTGGTGCTGCCGGAACAAGACCGGGACCAACGCGGCCGTGGCACTGTGCTACATCTGTAGGGGGGATGCATGAACCACGAAATGATGATTGCTCTGACATTCGTGGCCGGTTTGGTGGCCGGTTTCGTACTGTGGCACTGGTACTTTTTTAGGGGGGAACGCTAATGGTGACGTTCATTATGGTAACGGCCGTTGTCCTGACCGGCGCTTGTGTTCTGCTGTGGGGACTGGTGCTAACGCTGGTGGCTGCCAATGTGGTTGCGGCCCTACGCCATCTGGCGGCTAAATGAACTGGGCTCTGCGGGCGGCAATGGCCGTGTCAGTGACGCTGGCCTGTATCGTGACGGTGGCCTGCCTCATCCTGCTGGCGCCGTTCGGCATCATCAACTGGTACTACAACCGGGCTCGCTGATTTCCCGCTCGATGTACCAGATGGCTTTTCGGAGGGACTCGGTCCCTCCTTTTTCTTTGTGGCGCCACAGGTACTTCAGGGCATTGCCCAGCCGGTAGGCGGTCTCCGGCGGCCATCCCTCAACCATGGCCTCGATGGCCTCAATGCACTCCATGCCACCGAACCGTTGGTAGTGGGCGGGGTTGATGTTGTCGGTCATTGGAAATTGTCCAGCAGGTGGGCGATTTGCAGGGATGCGGCTCTCTATAGAGCGCCTATAGTTGGCTATACTTTCTCGCCCCGGAACCACGCCTGACCGTCGATGACCTCGCACAGCTCGGGCATTAACAGTTTCCCGCCGCGGTAGGTCAGGACGGCGAACCCAGAGCACCAGCTCAGGGGGGCGGCCTGCGTGTAGTTGAACTGAGGACCTTCCGGATCTGCGAGCGTGCCAGTGTCCACGCCATAACGGCGCCCACGGTAATCCCCAAAAGGCGTGACTTGAAGCTTGTGCAGATGTCCGTGGACATAATGTGTCCCTGCCCTGACGGTTGAGTTGTATGCGGAGTGAACGCCGCCGGCCACATGAACGTGCCGGATTACGGTCCAGCCCTCGTCGCCCTGGTTAACGTGGAGCGCAAAGCACCCGCGCCAGTTCGGCAGGTAGTCGAACAGACTGGTGCCGTGCAGCCCTTCCAGCTCGGGAGCGTTGGCCGCGATGTAATTCTCAAACCGGGAGTCATGGTTGCCGAGTGTGCGAATCAGCAGGGCTTCGCCCGCGGCCTTCTCGACCTCGCGCATCCGCAGGCAGACGGCCTCGACCTCTTCCTGTACAGACGGGCGCGACTCCCAGCCCATGCGGGGATGCCGGCTGACGCGAGCGCCATCGAACAGGTCGCCGTTGGCCACCACCAGTCGAGGCTTCAGCTTCTTGAGCAGGGTAAGCAGGGCAAGGTGTGCCTTGCTGGGGTCGCCCGGCCAGTAATGGGCGTCGCTGAATACCACCACCGTGCCATCCTCGACGGCCGCCGAGGCAGTCTTTTCCAAATGCGTGAAGCGCTTCTCGCTCAGTTCCTCAACCGCTCGACGCTTCTTGGTGGCAGGGTCGTTCTTGTCACGGCCATCGCCCACGGTTTTCAGGACAATGCCGCGCTTCCGTTCGATTCTTCCACGGCGCTCATGGACGGAGCGAATGCAAATGCCCAGTTCTCTGGATACTTTGGAGGGAGATTGCAGGCGTGCCCACGCCTCGAGGAACTGTTGTTCGGTCGCAGTGCGCGGCATGATTCACTCCATTGAACTAATGATTTGATGCAGTAACCCGCCCACCTGGTCGACGAATTCCTCGTCCTCGTACTTCGGCGAGTTGAGCGCAAACAGGATGCAGTGCGTCACCTCATGCCAGAACGTCTGTTCCTGAGCAGAGGCAGCCATACTCGAGCAGACGGCAATGGTCATGGCAGCAGGGTCGAAGTAGCCAACGCAGTTCTTCCCGGCTTTCCAGCGCGACTTGGGAATGCGCTTGACGGTGATGGTGTGGCCCATCACATGGAACGCTTTGGGAATCTGCGCCCGCCTCGTCTTCGGAGAGGCGGCCACGCCTATCCCTTCCCGTTCCGCTTGTCGACGGTTCGCAGGGTGCCGAGGCCGAGCAGGCCGAACAGTAGGCCCATCAGATCGCCAAGGTCCAGCACGGGCGGCGGTGCCCAGCCCTGAACGCCACCGGACCATGCGGCCAGCGGCTGGAACAGGAACTGGTAGGCAAGGCCGGCCACGCAGACCCAGCCGGCAGCCGGGCGCCAGCCACCGCGGAACAGGTCAGGACTGCCTGCCTCGATCTCGTTGATTTTGGTTTGTGCCAGGGCAAGCTGCAGATCTGCCTCAAGGGCCTTGAACTCACCGGCCTGCTGGAGCTTGAGCAGCTCGAGCTGGGCGGCGGCCTTGGCCTGCGGGTCAGGCAGGACCTTGTCCAAAATCTTTAGACCGGCATCGAGGATGCCACCAAGGATTGGGGTCATGCTGCCTCCATTGCAGTGGCGATGGTACGCCGCAACCACCCGCGGCCGTACAGGTCGAAGTTCCTGATTCCGGTGTAAGCAATTACCCTATCGGCAGAGAACCGCGCCACAGCGTCTGGCAGGCGGTTGGCGGCCCGTAGAGTGTTAGGTCCAATCAAGCCATCGACCTGCACCGAGCACGCCTTCTGCAAGAGCCTGATGGCCTTGTCGGTGCCCATGTTGACTGCAGCATCGAACACGCAGATGGCCAGCCCATCCGGCAGCTGGTCGCCCTTGATGGCGTCCCAGTAGTCCGTGCGGTAAATATTCGCCGCATCTGCAACCTTTAGGTTGCGAATGTCTAGGTCGGGATATGCCCGCTGGCTGATGCCGAAGTTCGTAATCCCGCCGGGGTCGCGTTCGTCGCTGACTAGTCCACCTTCATGACGCAGCACCAGTGCCAGCGCACGGTCGAAGGCGCTCATTTTTTGAGCCGCTGCCAGTGGTAGGCAATGGCGAACACGCCGGCCACAATGGCCACCAGTGCGGCCAGCAGCTGGAAGATGGGCAGGGTATCGGTGGCCACAGAGGCCAGCCAGCCAATCGAGCTGGTGGCGGCCGCGGCATCAGCCAGCCGCGTGCTTGCTGGGTTACTCATCGTCGGAGCCTCCGTGCTCTTTCATGTCCAACAGCGAATACCGCTCCAGCAGCCGGCGGCCCTTGGCCACGGCAGTGCGCTTGTCGCCGCGGTGGCCCCACGCCTCGAGGGACAGCTTTAGCCTGGTCTTCTCGCCATCCTTGAAGAGCGGCCCTTTCGAGCTGCCCATGCGGACAAGGAAGGCACCCTTGCGCTTCAGGTCGTCCTCGCTCTTGGGAGCGCCCTTCACGGGAGGCTTCAGCTCGCCGCCAGTCTCAGCATGGTACGAGGCGCGGCCCTTGGCGTTCAGCCCACCCTCTGGGTCCTGACCTTCCTTACGCTGCCATGCCGGAGTCATGCGAGCGCACTCACTGACAGCGACACTACCAGTCCGGCAATACCGCCGAGCAGGGTGGCGACGATGTCCATCAGTTCAGGCGTGCCATAGCCGCGCTTGTCCCAGATCTCCTTGCCGACGGCCGCCGCGCCAACCAGAGCAGCAGCGATGAGCGGCACGGAATGGAACGTGGCGGCAATGGCCCAGCCAGCGAGAAAGTGGAATGCCTTGTCGAGGGGAATGTTCATTTTCATCAGTTGTAGAAATACTGATTTTTGACTTCCCAAACAACGGTCATGGCTGCGCCAGGTGCCGTGTCTGCCGTTACCGTGTAGTTTCGGTTTGCTGTATCAATGGCGGTGAGAGAAAGCGTTTTTGTGGACCCAGCTGCGCTGGCAATGGTCAGCGTGACATTGCTAGTGGCAAGCGTCGATGGAAACATTGAAGGCCGGAAACCGGTAGTCAATGTCTTTGCAGTATCGGCCGCGGCAAATGCAATGGAACCACGCGCCTCGCTCTTATAATTTCCAGCGATTCCGCGAACACGAATGCTCGTTACATTTGATGGTGTGCCGTTGAAAACTTCGCTTGCTATGTTTTCATGAATTTCATTTATGAACTCAAGGCGAGCACAATCTCCTGACGATGCCCACGAATGCGTCACAATAGTGTCGCAGTAATCGCTCTCTCCACCGATTATTCTTACGTTGGTAATTTTTCCAACAACTCCAGCTGACCCTTGAGAAGTATCGAAGCGATAACAACTGGCCGGATTAGACCCAGAGACCGAATAGGCTTTATTGTTTTCGATAGAAACCTTTTTGATTTCATTCGATGTGCCAGAGGCAACCCGGTCAACGCGGACAGACCAGAATGCGTCTTCACCTGCCCAAGTAAGACCAGAAGCAATACGAGCAGAATTTCCTCGAATGGCCAAGCTATTGAGCAACTGCCCTCCGCTAGTCAATCCCATACGGACGTTGATTACCGAAGACAAAGAAGTGCTTATGGAAAAATCATTTTCGTCAATCAGCACCTGAT